AACGGCAATAGCTACCTCGCCGAAGCGGCGGCGCGTTTGGCGGGATCGACCGAGCGAGCGTTCGCTCGATAAACCAAATCGGCGTCAGGGTACCTTGCGTTATTTCCGGTAATACTTATTACCGGAAATAGTGATTGTAATGAAATCAAACACTTACCTAATCCGACCCATCAGCGTAAGGCCAAAACACTATATATAGTGTTTTGGTATATGGGCGGATGGGCATCAGGGCATCAGGGCATCGGGCATCAGGGCATCGGGTATCAGGCATCAGGGCATCAGGGCATCAGGGCATCGGGGCATCGGGGCATCAGGGATTTTGGCGCATGGGCATCGCCTTTACGCTCTTACCCGATTCCAGCACTCGTTGTCATTTTGTGGCAGCTGCTACATGAAAATCGCGTTCTATATCTATTTTATCGATATATAGTCAGCTTTATATTGATTTTGTCGATAATGATGGATGATTTAAGAAAGCTATCGATAGTTGGATATCGATAGATTCAATTATTATATAATCTATATACTTTATATATTGGATATACTACTATTCTCATATCGGCGGCATGTCGCGGCCAACAAGGGGTAAAAAAATGGAAATGGGAATGACAGCTTTTGACAAGTCTTACATCGTTGACCGTATTGCAGCTGACCTTGACGCTTGGATTGGTCACCGTGATTACTTCGCAACCGTTAACGGCGGCAGCCCTGATCGAAAGCAGGTCGCTATCTGCGAGGCAAAAATTGCAGAGCTTAATGCTGATCTTGAAAAATACAGCTTTTAATCAATCAATGGGCATGGACGCCCACAAACAAAGGAAAAACGATCATGGCAATTAACGACACTGGTACACCAACAGCAGCACAGATATCAGGCTATAAGAGTCGTATATTCAGCTTGAACAGAATTGGTGCGGTAAGATCTGTCGCCAAAATCAAAGCGGAAGCATTGGCGGTAATAGCCGATGTGCCCGAATCGAATCGACAATGGGTCGCAGATCAATGGTACGGGCGATGCTCTAAAACGCCCTTTGAAACACTGTTAAAAGACCTTACTTAAACAATCACGGGCATGGACGCCCATAAACAAAACAAAACAGCCAAACAGGAAAAAACGAAAATGAAATTTGACGCTTATCAGACCATCACAGACCAGATCATTAACCTAATGGAAACCCACGGAACCGATTGGGTTAAACCGTGGATCGGCAACGGGGGCAGCTCAAAACGCCCCGTATCAATCAGCACTGGCAAGCCCTATCAAGGCTGTAATCCACTGTTACTGTGGGCAGCGGGTTTCAGTGATCATCGATGGGGAACGTACAAAGCTTGGCAAGATAAAGGCTGTCAGGTGCGCGCAGGTGAAAAAGCAGGTGCGCACATTGTTTTTTTTAAGACTCTTGACGTTAAAGATCGCGACAGCGGCGAAGACAAAACAATTCCCTTTTTGCGCATGACAGCCGTTTTCAATGCTGATCAGGTCGATGGTGCCGAACCGTTGCCCCTCAACGTGCAGGAAAGCCCCGCGCAAGCTGATGACCGTGTCAACGCCGCGCTGGCCTTTGCCCGAAATACAGGGGCAATCGTCAACGTTTTGGCTGGATCGGATCGCGCATACTACAGCCCCACCACCGACAAGATTGTAGTGCCTGCGATCACTGATTTTGTTGGCACGGCCACGAGCAGTGCGCAGGAAGCTTACGCGGGCGTGATTTTGCATGAGCTGATCCACTGGACGGGTCACCGCAGCCGTTTTGATCGCATTAAGCACACAGAATTCGGCGATCAGGAATACGCGACCGAAGAGCTGGTGGCCGAATTGGGTGCCACGTTTTTGTGTGCCGACCTTGAGATCAGTGCCGAACCGCGACCGGATCACGCTCAGTATCTGGCCTCATGGCTCAAAGCGTTAAAGGGCGACAAGCGTCTGATCGTGCGCGCAGCAAGTGCGGCCAGCAAGGCCGCCACGTTCCTGCACGGCCTGCAACCCAACGCACAACAAGATGCCGAAGACTTTGCCGAAGCGGCCTGAACAATCCGATCAATCACGGCCAAGGACGGCCAGTAACTGCTTTGCCCTTTGCCCTTTGCCGATAGACAAAACAAATCAAAAACGCAATATCGATAGATTCAATTGTAGTATATATTTAATATAATTTATTGCATTTATATATAATCTATTGCATCATGTACACATCGGCAGCAAAAACGGACTGCCCAAAACAGGAGCGAAACAGATGAACTACAAGACCTACGAAGTAACCGTAACACCAGTGCAGGTTGTATACGCTGGCTCATGGGTAGGCGGCGAATACACTGTGGAAGTGTACGCAAAGTCGGCATCGGCAGCCATCACCAAGGCAAGGCAAGACCGCACAGCAGAAGAAGGCCGCTGTGGAGTCAAAGCAACCTACAAAGCAAAAGTAGTCTAACAACCACGGCCACGGACGGCCATCAAAACAGGAGAAAAACAGATGAAAAATTACAAAACATTCTACGCAAACAACAACGAGGGCTGCGTTGCTTGCAACGCTGATGACTTGCCAGAGGGCGGCAGCTGGATTGTCAGTGATGATCCACAACGAGTGATGACGTGGCTGCACAACCTCAGTGACGACTGCGAATTCTTCAAGGTCAGCAATCGCGTGTTCATCGAAGTACATTCAGAATTCGGAATTCAATAAAACAGACTGCCCAAAAACAGGAGCGAAACAAATGATCATAAAATACAACACCGCAGTTTTCACCCCAGCCGGTTGGCGATCAGAAGTCGTCACGGCGCAAGCCGAAGCGATCAGCCCAAAACGCTTGCGCGTGGTCGCCGTGCTCGATATCGGTGGCAACGGTGCTACCGGATACGGCAGCAGGACAGGTGCGAAAAGACAAGCATATCACGTTGGGGGCGTTGCGCTGCGTGAAGTGGGCGCGGTCAAACTGACAGGTAAAGTCGAAATTTTAGACGTTCAAACCACGACCACTGACAACCATCAATAAAACAGGAGCGAAACAGATGAAACACAGACACGTTGAACAGATCGCCGCACTCGCGTTGCTTGCGCTAATAACCCTCGCTGCTTGCGTGGATGCACAAGACGACCAAGACTTAGACCTCAAGCACCACTGCGAGATGGTGGGTATCTACACGCAGTCAAACGGCGAATACGGCTGGCCTGATTACAACAACACCGCACACCTGTGCGAAGGAGAAAAAGCATGAACACATATTACATTGTCATTGAAATTCTGTCAGGCGAGTACGCCCTGTCCACATCATCACTGGTCATCGCTGACCATGAGGACGAGGCCAAACGCAACGCCCTGCTGGGCGAGTGCCACGATGATGAAGAAGACCTCGAATGGTCTAAGCGAGGGGTTTATGACTGCGGGGGTGAATTCCACTACGCGGTGCATTCCTGCACACAAGTGGCAAACGAAGACGTTGCTGTGATGAAAAAGTACATGTGGGGTGACGTATGAGCAGACACATACATGCCGAATCAATGGCGGCCTACGCCGCTGATGCAATGCAGAGTGACGAGCCGTGGACACGGTGGGAGGCTTGCGCCCCCATTGGTAGCTGGTACGGGCTAAAAAGCCACCCGGCGTGGGCTGATGACCACCAGTATCGCCACAAACCAAAACAATACACTGTTGTACTCAACAGGATGCAGATTATAGAGCTACTCTTGGCCTGCGATTATAGCGAGTGCGAAGAAAAGGATTTTACAGACGCAGTGAGTGCCCTGCACGAAGCATTAGCAGACAGAGGGTGGCGATATGCAACGCGCAATTGATCTGCTCAAAGCAGCAGCATTGGATATCGACCGATATCTGGACAACTCACAGGCATACGAACCGGAATACTTTGAGTCGGTTCAAGATGCGATTCTTAACGCGATCGACCTACTGGAGAAACAAGTATGAAAACGACAACCGAGAACTTCCATACGATGCGTGGGCATGTCGCAGAGGGCTGCATCATCGTTGCACCCAGTGGGCGCGAGTTCACCATCAAAAACACAATCAACGGCTGGATGATCCACGACAACAGCGATGGTCTGGCCGTGTCAGGTTATCTGCCAGCAGCGGTTGACGTTGAACGTTTTGTGGTCATGGGTCTGGGAGCGCGATAATGAAAAAAGGCCGAGGCCGACCTGCTGGGTCAAAAAACAAAGTAGAAAACGTCACCATCCCCATACTCATCCGGCTCAGTGAACCCCTGCTCAAGGGGCTGACCAGTGCAGCGCACAGGTGCGAGATGACCCGCACAAGGTATGTTCAAGAGGTTCTGACCAACGCAGTACTCGAAACCTTGGAGGGGGACAGCGAAAACCCCTGAACTGCTGCCCGATACCAATAGGGTTCTCATTGCGCTCCCAGCACATTGAGAACCCTATTGAGCACTACATTGAGCACTCGCTACAGGCCGCGCCGCTGTTGGCTCCGAGACAAAAAAAAATCGAAAAGTTCCCAAAGACCCAATAAATCGTCTATACCCCTATATACCTATAAAATATATTTACACATACCCTATACCCTATACACATAATACATTTACCACTACAACCACTTTTATCAATATATTGATATATTGAGAACTTAGTATAGAATAAAATATGTATTTCAATGACTTGCGGGAGTTCCCAATAAAGTTCCCAATGTTTTTATTGGGAACTTTTAGGGCAACATTGAGAACTTTTACTCAAAACGGCACAAAACTCGGATCATCGTGAAAATTCTTGGCGTAATCCCGTGCCTTGTCACTGTCGATGTGTTCGGGGTTGAACCAGACGTAATGACACTTCTTCGTCTTCTGCATCCGCACTTTTCGCCCATCGACCTGCTGATACCCCATCTCCAACAGGATCGCTGAGACCGCTCGGGTACGCGGCATCTGCAAACCATCGGCCTCGGCCAGCGCATTCATCCATGTGATATCGATTAAATCGCGGCCAATCACCGCACACTCAAACTGCGAAAGGGCATCCTCAACGACCATCCGCTCAGGCGAAATACCAACGTCCACCATCTGCTGCTTCGCGCCCGTGTCCGGTGCGCGCCCACGGGCATTAAAATGTGCGCTAATCTTGCGATTCTTAAAGTAGTGGGCAACCGCATCAGGTCTCTGATCGAGATCCCCAAACAGCCGATCAAAGTACGCCTCTAACCCAGACTTGCCGCCAAGCTCTGCATACAACTGCGCCTCGCTCTGAATGCGGCTGAACATGACGCAGTACCGCCGATCACCAGCCACCAGTGGCAATGCATCCTTAAAATTGGTCAGCATCAGGTACGAAGTAAAATTAGGCACTGTACGATGATCACGCCCTTTTTCTTCGATCTGGATCGTTGGATTGCTGATAAAGGGCTTGGTACGATCCATCACCTCGTATTTGTTCTGTCCGCTAATACGCACCTCCTCGATCACGATAACCAGCGACCCGTGCGCCCATCCGGTGAAACGCCCTGCAATCGCAGCTGGATCTAAATTCGCAACCAGATCGCCCATGATCGCCTGCAGCATGACGCAGAAGTACGACTTACCAGTCCCCTGCGCCCCTTGCAGCAGCAACGCCCAGTTCACGCGCTGACCGGGATTCTGGTAACAAAACGCAAACCAATCGAGCAGAATTTCACGCTCGCGGGGGTCTTCGAGTGTGAACGCCACATGATCGAGCAGCCGCTTGATCACCTGCTGCGCCTCCTCATCACCCTCAATCGTTGTGCAGGGGGCAACGCCCTGCGCCCTGTAGCTGTTGAGCATAGCGCGGCCTTGGTACTCAAGGATCAGCCCCGCGCTCGGCCAGAAGATGTGGTTGACGACCGTGGGTATCTGCACATCGTTGAGCGCGTAAGCGGACGCCTGCTTCTGCGCGGCGACCACCTCACTGGTGCGATCGAACTTGGCGTTGAACGCCTCGCGCTTGATCGAATAGTTTAAGACCGTGTTGGCGAACTCGCAGGTCTCCTCCACATACACCCACGGCTCGAGCCACGCGGGACGCTCACCCGTGCCGCCGCCCGTACCTGCACTGCGGGGCAGCATCTTGGGGGGCATGATCGCCTGCGAGATTGCGCCCTTGGAGATGCCAGCGGCCTTACCAAAGGCATCGTAGATCTCCTTGGCGATCTGTTGACGCTGATCGCGCCCAAGACTCGACAGGCTCACGGCGCGAAGCTCACGCTTGATCTCCTCGTACTGATCGGTGTCGCCGACACCCTTCGCCCGATCAACCCACTTCGCGCTCATGTCGGCGTTGATCACCGCCTTGCCGCCAGCGCGGTGGATGATGTAATCAAAGCGCACGGGCTTGGCGATGTGGTCACGCCGCCCAAAGGACGGCCACTTGCGCCTGCACTCCTCCAGATCATAGTGGGACGAACCCTGTGACCAACGCGCCCACAACGCCAGTCCATCGTTGCTGCCACCGCTCTGGTGATGGATAGCCATACCAGCCTTCGCCCAGTTCTGGTAACCCTCCAGATCCTCAGCGGGCAGACGCTGTAAATAGAACCACATCTGCTCCTCACTCAAGTCATCGAGCGGCTGGGCGGCCACCGCGCTCTCAAGCTCGAGCAACGCCTGCGCGTCACCCGCGTCAACCTCAACGCTGCCCACGAAGTCGATACCCTCAACCCCGAGGCTGACAACAGCTGTAGCAGCAGCAGTAGTAACAGCAGCCACACCCTTAACACCGTTGAGCGCATCGATCGCCGCCTGCGGCAGTGCCGGGTAGTCCTCCACGCCCAGCGCGGTGGGCATACCGATCAGCGTGAGGTCAGTGTACCCATCCCCCGTGCAGAGCCAACCCTTGCCAGCGCAGCGGGTGTCAAAGCCTGCCACGCCAAGCAGCGAGTCGCCCTGCGGCACACTTGCCCCCTCGGGCAGCGTGAAGCAGTAATGCTCACCGCCCGAGACCGTGCGCTGAATGGCCGCCTGATCCCACTCAAGCGCACAGCCCAGCACGGCCTCGACAGCCTGACGGGTGACACCCTTGTACACATCCAGATCGATCGCCACACGCCCCTGCGGGATGACAACCCCCACGTTCGCGCTGTGCGCTAGGCTCGATGGGTGCGCCTTGAATGTGCGCCAGTCCGTGCCCTTGGGGATGGCGGGTATCTTCGCCCACTTGTCCTTGACGCTGTCGTAGTACTTGCGAACGGGGAAGACCTGCACTGCCTGCGCTGCGCCGCTCATGGTAGAGTACCGTAGGTTGCCAGCGCATCGGCCTTGGCCGCTCGCACTCGCTCGCGCTGGGCGCGGGCACTGTTGGCGGCGCGCTGCTCACGGGCAATCAGACGCTCGCGAGCCTTCGCTCTGGACGCCCTGCGCCGTGCCTGCACCTTCTGCGCGTGTTGACACAGCTCCACCGCCGTGAACTTGCCCTTAGTTAACAGCTCCACCTGCGCGGCGCGTGATGACGGCAACCACCCCAGCGTCAGCCACTGGCTAACAGCAGGCTGGGACACACCCAACGCCTGTGCGGTTGCAGTGACCCCGCCCAGATGACGACATATTTTCCAAATCATAAAAACCTCTAAAACACAGTTGACACAGACATAAGTGAAGCTTATATTCGCGGTTACCAAAACGCAACAAAACCGGAGAAAAAAATGTTAGAGACCGTCATTCAAGAGTTGACCATCGAAATACGCGCACTGAGGCAGATTGTAGACGCCGCGATCATTACACAGGGCTACACGCGAGGCCGACCTGCACCCACACCCACCACTGACCCAACACCCACTGCCCCTGAGACTGCCCCAGCAGCCTTTGTGGAAATTGTAGCAACTGCTACAAAAGCGCAACCGATCAGCCGCGAGGAGCTGACGGACTTGGTGCTGAAGATCATACGGGACGACCGCAGCAAGCAGGAGCGGGTGCGTCAGATCATTGGCAGTCACGGCGCACCGACACTGGCGGACATCCATGTGGACAAGCTACCAGCCCTCAAGCTGGCGTTGGAGGCACTGCGATGATTACGCCAGCCAAACACGCCAAGCTGGGCGCGAGCGGCTCACACCGCTGGTTGTACTGTCCCGGCAGCGTCAAGGCGCAGGAGGCGTTCCCCGAAAGCACAAGCTTTGCGGCTGACGAGGGTACGGCGGCGCACGAGCTGGCAGAGCTGGTGCTGACCCGAGGCGGCAACGCACGGGACTGGATAGGCAAGGCTCTGATCGAGAACAACGCGTTCAGCGTTGACGAGTACATGGCTGACTATGTGCAGGTCTATGTGGACTACGTTAAAGGGTTCAGTGGACGACACGAGTACGAGCAGCGGGTGTCCTTCGGTGACTGGGTTCCAGATGGGTTCGGCACAGCTGACGCGGTGATCTTGGATGAGGGGACACTGCGGGTGATCGATCTTAAGTACGGCAAGGGTCACTTGGTTGAGGCGCATGAGAACTCACAGGGGATGCTGTACGCACTCGGCGCGCTGGACGACTTCAGCCACTTAAGTCGCATCGAGCGGGTGGTCATTAGCATCGTGCAGCCACGGCGCGACCACATCGATGAGTGGGAGATCTCAGTGGAAGAGCTGCTCAAGCGTGGGGCGTGGATACGCGAACGCGCCGAGGCGGCGCTCGCCCCCGATGCGCCCCGCGTGGCTGGGGATAAGCAGTGCCAGTGGTGTACCGCCAAGGCGACCTGCCCCGCGCTGATGCGTAAAACAATCGAGGTGATTGGGGCTGACTTTGACAACCTCGATGAGATGGACAACCCAGACCAGTTGAGCCAAGCGCAGCAGGTCAAGGCGTTCGGGGCGAAGAAGCTGATCGTCTCATGGCTCGATGCACTGGAGACGCACCTGTTCGAGCAGCTTGAGCGCGGGGAGGATGTGCCGGGCTACAAGCTGGTGGCAGGGCGCACCTCCCGAAGCTGGGCAGATGAAGCGCAGGCTGAGAAGGTACTGGTAAGCGCGCTGGGTGATAAAGCTTACGAGCGATCGCTGCTCTCGGTTGCCAAGGCCGAGAAGCTGCTCACACGAAAGCGCACCGACCTGATCGAGCCGCTGATCAGCAAGAGCCAAGGCAAACCCACGATGGTCACGCAGTTTGACTCACGCCCATCGCTGAGTGTGACGGCCAGTGCGTTCGATGATTGACAGGTATATAAACAGCAGTGCATACTTATAACCGTTAGACCGCTCGACCCCAAAAACTGTAAGAAAATAAACTGCAAAGGAAAAAAAGATGAAAATTAAAATCGCTACAACAAGACTGAGTTTTCCATCACTGTTCAACACTGCGAAGTTCGGTGGTGAAGACACAGGCAAGTATGAGGCGAGCTTCATACTGGATAAAAAGCAACACGCTGAAGTGATCAAGGAGATCACCGCCGCGATTGATGCTCTGTGTAAGACTGAGCTTAAGGGCAAGGTTGCGCCTGACAAGCTGGCACTCAAGGACGGTGACGACAGTGGCCGCGAAGAGTTCCACAATGCGATGGTGCTTAAAGCAAGCACCAAGCGGCGACCGCTGGTGATTACCCGCGACAAGACCCCGATCGTGGAGAGTGACAACATTGTCTATGCTGGGTGTTACGTCAACGCAATCGTCAGCCTGTGGGCGCAGAACAACCAGTATGGCAAACGCATCAACGCGCAGCTTGACGCTGTCCAGTTCGTGCGTGACGGTGAGCCGTTCGGTGATGGTGGGGTAAGTCCGAATGAGTTTGACGCGTTCGGTGACGATGACGAAGATTTTAAGTTCTAAGTCAAACAACCCAAGCAAGTCAAACGAAGACAAGTGGCCGCCTCATGGCGGCCATTTTATCTGAGGCAACTCCTCGTGATTGTGATAGATACCGAAGTCTACAAAGACTATTTTTTGTTCGCTGCGAAAAATATACACACGGGTAACGCTGTGCACATTGATATGTTTGAGGGGCAGGCGCTGAACAAGGCGCGTATTAATAAGATTATGGAAAAGAACACCACGGTTAGTTTTAACGGGGTGTCGTTTGACCTGCCAATTATCGTTGCGGCTTTGAATGGTTGGAACTGCCAACGCATAAAGGATCTCGCTGACGCGATCATCAACAGCGGCTACCCTTCGTGGAAGGTCTGCCGAGAGTGGGGCATTACCATACCCACGAAGTGGGATCACATTGACCTGATGGATGTCTCACCGGGGCGCTCAAGCCTGAAGATTTACGGTGGGCGCATGAACGCCCCCACGATACAAGACCTCCCCATCAAGCCGGATCAGAGCATTGAGCCGCACCAGCGGCAGATGATGCGCGACTACTGCACGAACGATCTGGACACCACGCACATGCTCTACAGTGCGTTAAAGCCGACCATTGATCTGCGCGCTGAGATGTCGCAGCAGTACGGGATGGATCTGCGCAGTAAGTCGGACGCGCAGATTGCTGAGACGGTGATCAAGTCGGAGCTGGAGAAGCTCACGGATGAGAAATACAGTGCCCCCAAGCTTGAGGACAACTACGTGTTCGGGTACTTAGATCCAAAGATTGTGCAGTTCCAAGACCCGCAGCTACGCAAAGTGTTTCAGGCAATCCTTGATGAGCGGTTCTGTGTGGGCAGTAACGGCTCGGTGGTCATGCCGCAGTGGCTGCGCCAGACCAAGATCGTCTTGGGGGGCGCCAGCTACCGGATGGGGATCGGGGGTCTGCACTCATGTGAGACACGCCAGAGGGTGTACGCCGCGCCCGATGAGATGATCTCGGACTGGGACGTTGCCAGTTACTACCCCAACATCGTGTTGCAGCAGCGCCTTTCGCCCAAGGCGCTTGGCACACCGTTCCTAGAAGTGTATCAATCGATTGTTGAGCGGCGCATGGCAGCCAAGAAGGCGGGCGACAAGGTTACAGCCGACACGCTCAAGATCGCCGTCAACGGCAGCTTCGGCAAGCTGGGCAGCAAGTACAGCGCGCTGTACGCGCCCGACCTGTTGATACAGACCACCGTCACTGGGCAGCTGGCGCTGCTGATGCTGATCGAGCGCATGGTGGCCGTGGGGGCGCGGGTGCTCAGTGCTAACACCGATGGGATCGTGCTGCACCACAAGACCTCGCTGGAGTCGGCGGTGAAGGAGGTGGCGTGGAACTGGATGCTGGACACAACCTACGTACTCGAGCGCACTGACTACACAGTAATCGCCAGCCGGGACGTAAACAACTACGTGGCCGGCAAGCTCGACGGCACGATCAAGGGTAAGGGCTGCTTCGCGCCAATAGGTCTGCAGAAGAACCCAGACCAGCCCATCGTGTACGACGCCGTGGCGCAGCACATTGTTATGGACTACCCCATCGAGCAGACGATCCGGGACTGCAAGGACATCACACAGTTCTGCACGGTGCGCCGCGTCACGGGCGGAGCGCAGTGGCGCGGTACGTTCTTGGGTAAGGCGGTGCGCTTCTACCTGTCCACCCGCGTTGGGAAAGATGAGTGTATTCATTATTCCACCAACAGTAACCGCGTGGCTAAGTCTGCGGGCGCTATCCCACTGATGACACTGCCCGACACGTTCCCAGACGATGTTGACTACGCGGCCTACGTGAAGATAGCTGAGAAATTATTGTATGAAGTTGGAGGTGGTGATGCTTGAGCGTGACATAGAGAAGGCGTTGGTGGCGAAGATCAAAAAGCTTGGGGGTGAGTGTGAGAAGTTCACATCCCCCGCCAAACGATCCGTGCCTGACCGGCTGGTGACACTGCCCGGGGGGCGCATTGTGTTTGTGGAGTGCAAGCGCCCCGGCGCCAAGCCAACCCTCAAGCAGCTCAAAGATCATGAGCGGCGCAGGGCGCTCGGTTGCACGGTCTATGTTATCGATACGATACAGGGGGTGGATGATGCTTTTTAAGAGAGATTTACACGAGTACCAGTCGCGAGCCATTGAGTTTATCAAGAAGACCAAGCGCTGCATGTTGCTGCTAGAGATGGGTCTTGGCAAGACGGCCAGCACCCTAAGCGCGGCGAGTGACCTGTTGGATGGTTGTGAGGTAAGACGGGTGTTGGTGATTGCACCGCTCAAGGTTGCCAACTCGGTCTGGGAGCAGGAGTGCCGCAAGTGGGAGCATCTGAACTACCTGTCGGTGAGCGTGTGCACGGGCACTGAGCGTAAACGCATCAGCGCCCTGCAGCGCACTGCAGACATCTACACCATCAACCGTGAGAACGTGCCGTGGCTGGTGAAGCACTACGCCAACGGCTGGCCGTTCGATGCGCTCGTTGTGGATGAGTCGAGCAGCTTTAAGAGCAGCAGCGCCCAGCGGTGGAAGGCGCTCAAGCGCGTGACCCCGCACGTGCGCTACGTGGTGCTGCTGACAGGCACACCCGCCCCGAATAGCCTGATGGACTTGTGGTCACAGATGTACTTGGTGGACTTCGGGCAGCGCTTGGGGCGCACGTTGAGTGGGTTCAAGCAGCGGTTTTTTGATCAGGACTACATGGGCTACCGATGGACGATCAAGCCCAACGCAGCCACGGAAATTCACGCGCTGATTGCGGATGTGTGTTTAAGCATGTCGGCGCAGGATTACTTGGAGCTGCCTGCGCGCATTGATTTGACCGAGTATGTGCAGTTGCCAAGCAGCGTACAGGATGAGTACGTGAAGTTTGAGCGCGACCTACTTTCAGTGTTACCGAGCGGGGATGAGATCGAGGCAATGAACGCCGCTGTGCTTGCCAACAAGCTGCTGCAGTGGTGTAACGGGGCGGTCTATACGGATGACAAGGGTAACTGGACACAGGTTCACTCGGCCAAGCTCGATGCGCTCAAAGAGCTTGTTGAGATCAACGACGAGCCGATGCTGGTTGCCTACAATTACCGGATCGACCTGATGCGCATCAGCGCCATTTTCCCGCAGGCAGTCACCCTAGACAAGAACCCTGAGACGATTAACCGTTGGAACAGGGGGGAGATAAAGATGTTGTTGGCGCACCCGGCCAGCGCGGGTCACGGCTTGAATTTGCAGGACGGGGGCGCTCTGTGTGTCTGGTTCGGGTTGAACTGGTCACTTGAGTTGTACCAGCAGTTTAACGCGCGTCTGCACCGTCAGGGTCAGACAAAGCCTGTTCGCATTGTGCATATCGTTGCGCAAGACTGTATTGACGAGCGGGTCTTGGAGGTGTTGTCTGACAAGAACACGACGCAGCGCGATTTACTTAAAGCTTTGAAAAAATGAGTTGTGCTTTTAAATATTCATGAGGTGAGGTAATGGAAGTAAAAACCAAACGCATGCGTTCGATTTTCAACAAGTCGCCTATCGAAGGTGAGGGTAAGACTAAATTGCAAAAAAGATTAGAGGCGAAGGTTGCACCGCTGGCGCAACAAAAAAAAGCCGTCACGGCGCAGGAGTGGATCTTCATTCAAGAGCTGGTCAATGGCGACGGGAAGAAGACGTTGGTAGAGGCTGCGATCGCTGCAAATTACAACCCGAAGTTCGCCTCGGTCATTGCCAACAGGCTAACTGACGCAACTAAAAACCCACACGTTGTGGCGGCCATCCAACAGTACCGCCGGGATCTGGCAGAGAAGTACGGCACTACGGTTGATCGGCACATGCGCGATCTGCTCGATATCCGGGACCGCGCTCTGGAGGCCGGCAACTACTCTGCGGCAGTGCAGGCAGAGTACCGCCGTGGGCAGGCACTGGGCACGATCTACGTTGAGCGCAAGGAGATCAGACACGGCACGATTGACTCGATGAGTCTGGAGGAGGTTAAGCGCAAGCTTGAGGAGATCAAGATGGTGTATGGCGATCCAGCCGGCATTATCGATGTGACCCCTGTTGCGCAGACGCTCATCGAAGATGACGCGCAGTACGTTGACAACGAGTCGGAGGATGCACCTGACGAGGAGTCCGATGGGGAGTTCGAGGATGTACCTGAAGAGGAGCCCGAAGTGGCACCCAAGGCACCCAAGGCACCACGCAAAGCGCCGCGTTACCCGCTGCCCAGAGTGCCGCTCAAACCGAAGCCGGTTGTGAACAAACCTCCGGTGAAGAGCAGCCAGCGCTCCATCGTTGACGAGATTCGAGATGCGCAGCTTGCTAAAAGCTTACAAGTCACAACGAGTAAGGAGGTTAAAAAATGGAGGAGATAGCGGAAAAGCCAAAGAGGGTGTTTTACAGACGTCGATACGGTAAGCGCAGGGTCAAACCAAAGTCAAACCTTCGTGGTGCCAGAGCGGGCGCAAAAGTTAAAGGTGTCCCTATGACAGCCGTGGGACTGCGGGCTGAACACTACTACATGGCGCGAGAGCTTGCTGAGTTTTATCAAGCTCCCCTGATGAGAACGGTGGGAGCCATTGTCGTTCGTGAATACTGCCGAGTTCTTTACAAGAGCGATCCGGCCAAAGCAGCTCAAATTGAGGAAGCCTATAAAAATGACGAAAACCAAGCTAAGTACATCGTTGACCTTGCCCATTGAGCTGACCTATACCCTGTTGCCAGAAGAACACGGTCTGCCGATGCAAGTGGATATTCTCAGCGCGTACATCGAGGTTAAGGGTAAACAGGGCAAACCGCGCAAAATACAATTGTTGAGCAGTTTAGACGAATCAGAAGTTTTGCAGCTTGAAGATATCGTCTTTGAAGACTTATACTTTGATGAAAATAAATAGCATTAAAGTATCAAATAATGTTTGACCGTAGTGTAAAAATAATTATAATGAAACCTCTTGTTTATGTTTGAGGTGTACTGTGAAGATCAAGATAGAAAAAGACGTTCCCCTCCCCCGAGGCTCTCGGGCAACGAAATACCCCTTTACCCACATGGACGTGGGCGACAGTGTGTTCTTCCCGGATGAGAAAGTTGGTGGGAAGGCGCACAAGGCCGCTATCAGTTGCGCCGAGCGCAACAACATGAAGTTCGTCGCCCGCCGTGAAGAAGACGGTGTGCGCATCTGGAGGCAGGCATGAGTAACCGACTGCAGTTCTGGATGGGGGCGCGACAGTTTGCCCTGCACATGCTTATTCGACGCAATAAGTACAAAGAAAAAGAATACATCGGCGACACGATGCGCTATGTGGGTTTCACCACACGGTGTCTTGCGGATGAGATCCGCCGTGTGGAAAAGCAACTTGGCAGGCCGTATCGTTACCTGCCTAAATCAGGATTTTATCAGGGGGTGCAATGAGAAGCGGCTACGAAATGTTGCGTGAACGCATTGCGTCGCATCCCGAGGAGTTTGATTTGATGTGGAGGGACGAAGACATGGATGAATACACTGACACCCCGGTCTTGCGGTCTTTGCACCCGCTGTTGGGGCAGACTTCTACCAAGTGGGACAGCGTTCTTGAAATAGCGTTTGACGAATCGCGCTCAAGTACGTTCATAACCCAGCAGCAACGCCAAGGGCTGGAAGAGGCTCTTTACGCAGCACAGCGCGTAGCGTTTGCTCGGCGCGTACTTGAGGTACTGGCGCACGAATGTGAGGGTGTTAACCTACAAGGCTATGCGCTTGAGTGCGCTAAGTACTGCCCCGAGCTACTTCCACTGTGCAATGGAGAGGCGCAATGAGCAAGAAACACCGATCAATGGATGAGCATCAATCAGATCAGCGCAAGCTGCTGCATATCATCGGTACCACGCTCGACGCGTGGTCCGAAACGAACAAGAAGGAGTTCGGCTACAACGGCATCATTATTATCGGTGCGCTGTCCTCGGCTCTGGCCGCTGTCTGTGCGCTGTACCGAGTGCCGATAGAAGACATCGCACGGCTCATGGTTGAGGGCGCACCCTTTATCGATGAGGATAGCGACCATGACCTGCACTGAGCGCCTAAGCGCAGCAGTACACTGCAAGCGCGTGGGGCTGCGAAGCTGTAAGGAGTTTGCCCGCCTTGCAGGTGTGTCAGTCAGCTTAATAAACCTGTGGCACCGGAACAACCCACAACAATTTGATGCTGCGCTGGCACAGGCGGCAGTGACGAGGAGAGCGCGACGTGGATGACTACGACTACGACGAAGCAGATTTGAAACTGGAGCGCAGCTTGATGCGGCGCATAACCCGCCAGCGGATCGAACACTGGCACCCACAAGATCCGGACTACGTAGGGGATGAAGACGATGATGACGACAACGATTGATTGCAGCAACATGCCCGAGCCCGAGGGTGCGACGCACTGGTGCGCGGGGGACGGGAACCCCGTTAAGAATTACTGGTATAAGTTTGACAAGGATATATTTTGGCTCTGTAGTAGGGATGGTGGGCCTTGGGAACGAGTAGCACTGACCATTCCCCGCCAAGCCATGCTCGTAGAGCTACCAACTAACACTCAAACCAGTAGCGCCCTCGACGTGCAGATCGGTGGTGGGCACTATAAAAGCTACGCCATCCAACCTGTGGAGTTCATCCACAAGAACAAGATTCCCTACATCGAGGGCTGCGCGATCAAGTACCTGTGCCGCTGGCGTGAAAAGGGTGGTCTGGAAGACTTGAAAAAGGCACGACACTACATTGACCTGCTGATTGAGATGGAGTCTAAGCTTTAAACCGGGTCTGCCAGCGGTTTATCTGGCAGAAAACCATTAACCACTACGAGGTAGAACCGTATGAAAAATGAAGACGCAGTAAAAGCCGCAGTAAAAGCAATGGCCGATAAGAGTAAGTCGGCGATTAAATCCGAAGATGCGATGCGCTTTGCACAAGCTGCACTGAACCTCGCTCACACCGCTCAGGTGCTTAAACACGTCGAGGCACAGGCGTAACAACGGGGCGCGGTGTAACAGCCGCGCTCCTTTACGGAGAGCAACAACATGAAAAATGAAGACAGAATTATGGGGTCTATCCTCGTGCTGGTGCTGTGCATCATCGCAGTTGTTTGGATCATGCAGCAGCGGGAAGTGGCGCAGGTACGCCACGCGATGGAAGCATCCTACGGTGAAGAGCCGAAGCCAGAGGGGCATGGGAAATGACACTAAACATACTTTTAACCGCGTTTATATTTTACATGCTGTTTTTTGCGATAACGCAAACGGTAGAGCCAAGGGACGTATCTAATCGGGTGGCGGCTGTGATTGTCGGGGGCTACTTAATATCCGCTGCGACCATAGTCATAACTGCGCTTGTTTTGGTGTGGACGCGATGAAACACAACCAACATTACATAACTTATTTGCTGCACCGGATTGGGTGCAGGAGGGCGAGATGATTTTCTTATTCCCGTTTGCCACAGTGATCCTTGCAATTATGGCTGTGGTTGCTTTTTTAACAATGCTCCTTAACTCCAGCCTAAAAACTGACGAGAGAGTGGGGTTCTGCTGCGTTTCTGCGTTTTTCTTCCTTGCCACTTGGCTTATGGCAACGGGTGGGGATTTTTATTTAGAGCACAGTGTTCTGCAGGAACCTGTGCCAGTGGAGGTGCAACAATGAGTGACATACACACATGCAGTTACTACTGCGACAGACCGGCTTGTATCAAAGCGCAGCGTGATGAGCTGCGTGACAGGTTTCAAGTAATGCAAGCCCAAGCTGAGGTTGATGCTAAAGCGCAGCGAATAGCAGCCCTGCAACACAGCGGGGAGCCGGTGGCACTTTGGTCTTTGCGACAGCTTGCACATGAGCACGATGGAAAATTCCACGGGCCGAACGTCGAACACTTATCTATACCAGAGCATAGCCTGCTCGGTTTTGCTAATGCCATTATTGCGAAGTACACCACCCCGCAGCCGGTGTCTGAAGATGCGCGTGACGCACAGCGTTTTCGACAACTTGAGGACATATTTGCTGGACTAAAAGTTAGCAGAAGTAAAAATGTTCTGGAGGCACTTGGTTTTCATGAGGCAGACCCTTACGGGACATTGGCACAAGCCCTGCTATCAGCAGGCAAGGGGACGGTATGAGTGACGCAATTCAGAAATTGATCAACGCCGCAACGGATTTGTTTGACGCGGACAGGGCAGAGGCGTGGCGGTATCCGACCGTCTGGGAGCCAGTTGTTGATCGTCTGCTACAGGCTTGTCAAGCCCTGCAAAGCGGGGAGCCTGTGGTTTTTACCTGTCACGGCAATAATGCACCAGCCTACGGATGTAATAAGCCGGGCGACATGAGCGGTACGTATTACAAAGCCCCGCAGCCGGTGGTTCCTGACGGGAAGTTAGCAAAGCGCGTGGCAAAGCGGCGAAGGCAATTTGAAGCGTTATGCGCCCAAGTAAGAGACCCGCGAGCAGGCAAGGGAGGTGATTCTGATGCGCCGGAAATGAAGACTTACCGTTGTGTGACATGCAATGTAAGTGGCACTGATGATGGGCTGTGTGACGCGCATAA